GTAAAGATGCAACCGGAATGGCTGCGATGAGATATGATTCATTAACTAAGATAAAGCAATTTGGTCAGAGGTATAGAACATACGGTAACAACTACATTGATAACAACTGGAAATACAAAGCACAACAATTAAGAGGTAATGAAGTATGAATAAAGAAGATTTAATTAAAAGATTACTTGCAGATACTGGTGATACTGAGGGAGACCATTTTGATTGTGATGAAGCACTACTTGAATTTATCAATGATAAAGATATTACAGAAGCTTATTTTCATCTAGGTAAGTGGTATGCATGACTGAAATATATTATCTCTGGTGTAGGGATATTAGAGAATCATTAGAAGAAGAGATAGATAAAGAAGAACATGGTGGGGGGATAGATACCATGAAGAATAAAAGAAAGGGAATCTTAATTGAATATGATAAAGCAAGATTTGCAGAGTTAGAGGAATTTATAAAAGAACATGAGGATGTAGCAAATGCTATGAGAAACGAACAAGGTAGAATATCACAGAGGTTGTATGACGATTGAGTGGTAGATGGGATGAGAAAGATGCACGACAAACACCTATAAAGAAAAGAGATGTATTATTCTTCTTAATCTATTCATTAACTATATTTGGAATGGGATTCCTCATGGGGGTTTTACCATTCCGATGACTAGAGTAACTTATCATAGATTCTATTGTGAATGTCATAAAGACATGGTATTCATTCATGTAGATGGTGAGTATTACGAGACATTAAATTAAGAGTTAAATACACACTTTACTTATATAGGGTGTGTCAGACCGTAAAAATAGATTATGATGCAGTAACTGCTGCTTCAGATGAAATAGTAGATTTACTTAATAAAAAGAAACTAACTAGGTTTGAAGGAATATTAGCTTTAGATACTGTCAAGTGGCATATACAAGTTATCATGATGAAAGACTTGGTTGATGGTAAAAGTCCACCCGGTGGTATATATGGGTAGAAGAAGATTTGCAAAGTTTGGTGGATTAGATATAGCACTTAGGGTAGATAATACTGCATTCATTTGTTTAAAGTTAGAGGATGGGGTATTAGAACAAGTAGGTCAGAGAGTATGGCCTCATATAGATTATAGTGATATAGCCCGGGATATGTTAAAGATACAACGACATGAAAAGATGGCTGCAATAGGTTATGATAGATTAGGAGCAGGTGATGGAGCTAAAAGATTATTCAGTAAAGAGATACCACTTAGAGATATTATATCATCACTACCAAATAAACAAGATATGATTGCTTTAGTAAAAGGATTATTCGATTCAAAGAAACTAATCATTAAAGATATGGATTTATTCAGAGAAATATTAGAACAAGAGAGATATATATCAGATGCAGGTAATATCTTATATAGACATCCAGTAGGATTCCATGATGATAGATTCTGGGCCTTATGTTATGCTGCTGCAGTAGCTTCTAGATATATTCAAGGTATGCCACAACCAAGGATAGCATTAGCTCCAAGGCAAATGAACCTAGAAAGAGAAGCAGATTTAGAAATAGAAAGGAATCTAGAGGTCATTTAAAGTTTAATAATATGATGAGGGTATTCTAGAGTATGAGTTGTGATAGATGTAAAGATATTCATACAGCACAAACTAATGGTTTGACTCAAAATACCTGTAATTGTACTTGTCATGGTAATACTACTTGGGTACAACCTTATGCTCCAACATGGTATTCTGGAACAAGTGGAAATATTGATGTTACAGCAGATTGCTCAGCAACTACCCTAACAAGTGGTTTTACTCCACAATTTACTCAATGTACTTGTAGTTGTGGCTGTAGTCACTGTTAAACCTTATAAGCTGTAAGTCATTATATATAGAGTAATGGCTGCTAAAATAACAAGAAAACGCACTAAAAGGGCCAAAAAGACCACAGTTAGTTTAGTTAAGATTGCTACTCAACATCGAGATAGGGTAACTCATACATTAGCTACATTACATCAAAACCCTCAAAGAAATTTTCAAAGAAGTACATGGCGAACAATGGCTGGTGAAACTATAAAGTTTCAAGGCATTCAAGTATTTGCTCCAGTTGACCCATATAAGACAACACAAAGAAAGGAGTTCAAGTCTGCTATGACTAATCCTTACGTTTATAGAGCTAGTAGAATACAAGCAACAATGACAGTAGGTCATGGTTATACTACTACAATAGTACCAAGGTCAGAAGAAGAAGTACCAGATGACCAATTAGAAAATTGGGAAAAAACAACTCAACTACAAGTAGAATATTTTGGTAATGACCCGGTAACACCAGAACGAATCAAAGACAAAGTAGATAAGATGGCAGTAGATATGGACTTGGCAACTAATATGTTTAATGCATATATGACAGCAATAGAACAAGGTAGATGTGTTTTAGCATTAACTCCATTAGAAACAGATGACAATGGTAACTTTTCAATGCCAGAACAAATAAGATTAATCAGACCAGAATTTACAGAGAGACCAGTACTAGACGATAACACTGGTGAACTAGCAGGTGTAAGAATTATTGGTGTTAGGTCACCTACAAAAGATAATATATTACCAACTGGTAGAATGATATATGTCATGCATGGTTTTAATAACGAATTATTTAGTGATTTTTATGGTGACTCCAAAGTTAGTAGAGTATCTGATGAAGCTAATACACTTAATATTGTCTTGAACCAAGATTATGAAAGAGCAGCAGAACATACATGGTGGAAGCCACCAATCTTTTCTGTACCAATACCACCACAAGAATTTGGTAATGAAGATGCTGTACTTACTGCATTCTTAGAAGCAGCCAATGAATCAAAAGGTCAATCAAGTGCAGTAACTGGCCCAAGTAACCCCGATGAACAGGGGGTAACAGTACTCAATACACCAATCAATGCAGATATTTCAGGACTAGAAATTATTAGAACTGGTTTAATCAAAGCAATCATAACAGCTTATGGATTACCCGGGTTCATGTTATCAGAAGGTGACATAGGAAAGCTAGGTGGTAATGCAAACATAGAAGAAGTTGACTCATATCTTAATACAGAGATAAAACCAGAGAGAACTATACTAGAGAACATAGTAGAGAAGCAGTTTTTTGATAACATACTTGCTATAATGTTTCAGCAATCAGATGCTAGGAAGTTACCAGTTAAAATTAAAATCAAATTCAATAAACCAAAGTTACTTACATTAGTTACTCCAGATATGTTAGAGGTAATGGCAGGTCTAACACAACTAGGAATGATAGAACCATCTGGTTTAAGAGAAATTATAGGATTAGAAGAAGCAGATAAGGAAACAGTTAGCAAAGGAGCACAAGGTGGTAATACTCCCGGTGTAAATACATCATGGGCCGATACAAGACAACCAGTACAAATTAATCTATGGCATAATCCAGCAGGTAAGTTAAGAGCTACTGCAGCTAATTGGGGTAATATAGATAGATGGAATGAAATTGGTGATAAAACAAGAAAAGATAAAGTCCAACTTGAATGGGAAAACGAAATGTTGAAAAGGGAAGAGAGTAAAAGTGGAAGTCCTCTTTGAACTACAAACCATTAGCAAGGATATTCGGAAACGCTGGAATATATTTTGTAGCACCATACTTTGCAAGTATAGCTGCAGGTCTTCCGAGTGTAGAGATAGCTCTTTGGACTACATTAATTGGGTTAATCTTGTCAACAAGTAGGGAATTGATTGAATATGGTAGAAGAAAGTAACTGCAAAAAGAAATGTCATTGGGATGCAATAGCTGAAGTATTAGACTGTGTATTATTAATCTGTCCAAAAAATAAAAAGGATTAGTAGCCTCGATGGGTTCTACAATACCATTTGCCAAAGTAACAGTTAGTGCCTTCTTTGCCACAATGACAGATTTTATCTTCTTGTCTGATTAATGCATTCATACTTATCCTTACACAATATAGTATATATCTTATATGACTCCTTTACTATGGTGAATAGGGTGAAACGTTTTAAATAACACTTCAGCGTAACTATATTGAGAACAACCTTTGCTGTAATGGCAAAGTACACCCGGACAGTTACCCCGGGGGAGTCTCGATAGTCACCTATGGTGAAAGACCTTGGTTGCCGATATAGGCTATAAAGACACGAA